CCGGAGATAAAGAATGTCTAACTCACTTCTTACTATTGATATGATTACTCGCAAGGCTCTTGAGATCCTTGAGAATAATCTTGTCCTGACCCGCACCGTTAACCGTCAGTATGACGACTCTTTCGCCGTCGAAGGCGCTAAGATCGGCTCGACCCTGCGTATCCGTCTGCCCGACCGCGCTCTGGTTACGGACGGCGCTGCCCTTCAGGTGCAGGACGATAACGAGCAGTACACGACCCTGACCGTTTCGTCGCAGAAGCACATCGGCGTGAACTTCACGACCGCCGAACTGACGATGCAGTTGGACGACTTCGCGGAACGCGTGCTAAAGCCGCGTATTTCGCAGCTTGCTTCGTCCATCGACGCCGACGTTGCGAACAGCTTCAAATACATCGGCAACTCGGTCGGCACGCCCGGCACGACCCCGGCCACCTCGCTCGTTCTGTTGCAGGCGCAGCAGAAGCTGAATGAGAACGCCGCTGTCATGTCGCCGCGCTACGCGACGGTCAACCCGGCCGCCAACGCGTCGCTGATCGAAGGCATGAAAGGTCTGTTCAACCCTGTTTCGGCTATTTCGAAGCAGTTCAAGAACGGCATCTTCGGTGAAGGCATTCTCGGCTACGACGAACTGAATATGTCGCAGTCGATTAAGCAGTTCACGACGGGCTCGCGCACGGGCACGGTCACGGTCAGTTCGTCGGTCACGACCGAAGGCTCGACCACGATTGTTCTGACGGGCCTCGGCTCCACGACGATCAAGGCCGGTGACGTGTTCACCATCGCCAACGTCTACGCCGTCAACCCGCAGACCCGTGAGTCGACTGGCTCGCTGTATCAGTTCGTGGCTCTGGCTGACGTTACGGCGTCGACCACCGCTTCGGTCACTGTCCCGGCGATGTATTCGGCCACGCAGGCTCTTGCCACGGTCGACGCTCTGCCGGTCGCTTCTGCGACTGTCACGTTCCTCGGCGCTGCCTCGACGCAGTATCCGCAGAACCTGATCTACCACAAGGACGCTATCGCGTTCGCCACTGCCGACCTTCTGCTCCCGCAGGGCGTCGACATGGCTTCGCGCCAGGTTCACAACGGTATCTCGCTCCGCGTTGTCCGTCAGTATGACATCAACAACGACCGACTGCCCTGCCGTATTGACGTTCTGTATGGCTACAGCGTCATTCGTCCGCAGATGGCGGTTCGTCTTTGGGGCTAATAGGGTGGGCTTCGGCCCACTCTTTTTCTCTAATCTAGGAGCAATTTATCATGGCTATCACTACTCAGGGCGCTTCCTACCCGCTCGAATCGTTCGGCCCGACGCCGCCGCTTTCGCAGGGCACGGGCGGCTATCAGCTTGGCGCTGGTAATCTCAACGAGCCGAATATGTTCGCTACGGCCGTTCCGGCCACGGCGACGGCTTCGGCCACGCTGACGGCTGCGCAGGTGCTTAACGGCATTCTGCTCGGCTCGCCGGGTTCCAGCGCTGCGTCGTATCAGCTTCCGACCGTCGCGGTTCTGGAAGCCGGCATTCCGTCTGCGGCGGCTGTTGGCGAAAGCTTCGACTTTTCGGTCATGAACGTCGACGGTTCAAGCCTTGGCGTCATCACGCTGACGACCAACACGGGCTGGACGCTGGTTGGCCTGATGACGGTTGTTGCGACGGCCGGCACCTCCCAGATGTTCCGCGCTCGCAAAACGGGCACGGGCACTTGGTCGCTTTACCGCATCGGTTAATCATAGGAGAAGGCAATGCCTAACACTAAACCTGTCGGTGTTGCCTTCTCTGATCCCGAACTCGTGGCTGGCACAACCATCACGGGCGCGACGATCAGTGGAGGCTCTATTTCCGGCGCTACTTCAGTTACCGCAGGCGACATAACGACGACCGGCGGTCTTTATCTGAAATCGGCTACTGTTGCGGCTGCGGGTTCTACGCAGGCTAACGCGGCGGCTGTTTCGGACGGCTTCACGCTCGTATCCGGCGCGGACGGCACCAAGGGCGTCGTTCTTCCGGCGGCGGTTGCGGGTCGCACGGTCATCCTGAAGAACAATGCCGCCGCAGTCTTGAAAGTTTGGCCGGCGTCGGGCGATGGCATTAACGCCATCACCGTCGATTCAAACTTTACGATGACTAATCTTACGGCTTGTATGTATGTCGCGTATGATTCGACCACTTGGTATTCTATCCCGCTGGTCGCGTCCTAATCTAATCTTACAGGCGGCCTATGGGCCGCCTGGCCCTTACCATAGGTGTAAAATGGCCCTCATTTATTTGCGTCATGACGTGCATGGCGTTAAGATCGCTACGCTGGAATTAGAAGCGGAAGCCGACATAGAAAACGGCTGGGAAAGGTTCGATCCTGATGACGACGGCGGGCGAGCAGATCAACGGAGCCTTGAGGCTTCTGGGGGTTCTGGCAGAAGGCGAAACGCCCTCGGCGGAAACGTCTCAAGACGCGTTGACCGCGCTGAATCAAATGATCGACTCGTGGAACACGGAGCGTCTAGCGGTCTTTTCAACTCAGGATCAGGTTTTCCTGTGGCCGCCAAGTCAGCTTAATCGGTCGCTTGGCCCGACCGGCGACTTTGTTGGCAACCGGCCCATCCTGCTAGACGACGCGACTTACTTTCGCGACCCGCAGACCAATGTGTCCTACGGCATCAAGCTGATCAATCAGCAGCAGTATGACGGCATTGCGGTCAAAACGGTTACGTCTACCTATCCGCAGGTCATGTTCGTCAACAATACTTACCCGAACATTGAAATGTATATCTACCCGGTGCCGTTGCGGTTGCTGGAATGGCATTTCATCTCGGTCGAGGAATTGACGCGGCCGGCGCAGTTGGCGACGCAGCTTACGTTCCCGCCGGGCTATCTGCGGGCGTTCCGCTACAATCTGGCGTGCGAAATGGCCCCGGAATTTGGCGTCGAGCCCTCCGCGCAGGTGCAGCGCATCGCCATGTATAGCAAGCGCAACCTGAAGCGCATCAATAACCCGGATGACATCATGGCGCTGCCTTACAGCATCGTTGGGACGAGGCAAAGATACAACATATATGCTGGTAATTATTGATTTATCAATGGCTTATATGGTGCATGTCGAATGATACAGACGTTTAGCTTCGACATATTTGGCGTTAGCTTCTTCGGGCGTTTTATACGTTCCGAGGTAGATATGCTTTTTATTTACTGCTATATAAGCTTGCCAATTCTTGCCGTTTCTGGCTACGCCCATAAAGCCAGAAAGATTTCCTTTCTGCGGCTTTCGTCTATTTTGCGCATTTCCAAATGCCGTTGTCGGGCGCAAATTGGCTATGCGATTATCGTCGCGCACACCGTTTATATGATCCATAGGGCCATCCGGCAAATATCCATGCACATAGAGCCAAGCCATTCTGTGCGCTTGGCGTTGTTTGCCCTTAAAGAAAAAAGTTATGTAGCCATTATGGTGGCGACTGCCGGCTATGTCGCCAATTCTAGTTCTTTGCGCCACACGTTTTTTCCATATAAAAACGCCTGTGTCTGGGCTATAATTAAGCGCGTCGCGCAGTTCTTCTTGAGTCATGCAAAGCCTCCAGCAAATAATTCGATTCGAGGTATAGCATGGTAAAAACTCCAATACTAGGTAGTAGCTACCAGTTACGTAGCCCCAATGCGGCGGATAGCCGCATGGTTAATCTATACCCTGAAGTCATCCCCGAAGGCGGCAAAGAGGCCGCATGGCTTCAGCGCGCGCCAGGATTGCGCGCGCTTACACAGCTTCCGACCGGCCCCGTGCGCGGGCTGTGGCAGTATGGCAATTATGGCTACGCCGTCGCGGGCAGTCGGTTATATCAGATCAATAGCGATTGGACGTATATTGATCGCGGTCAGATCTTAGGCACGGACAATTCCACGACGCAGCCCGTCAACATGGTCGACAACGGCACGCAAATGTTCATTGCGGCCGACGCCAACGGCTATATCTACAATAACACCGACATCACGCTGACCTGTAACACGACCAACACAAGCACGACTGTCACCACGGCCTTTACCGGCGCTATCTGGGTTGGTCAGCCCGTGTCAGGGTCAGGCATTCCGGCCAGCACGACGGTCGCCAGCATCACGAACGACACGACGTTCGAACTGTCTCAAGCCGCTACGGCGACGGCTTCTGGCGTTACGCTGGCCTTTACGCCGTTCTTAGAGCAGATTACCGATCCTGACTTTTACGGCGCGGTTGGCGTCGGCTTTCTTGACGGCTATTTCGTCTTTAACGAGCCTAACAGCCAGCGCTTATGGGTGACGGAATCCTATAACGGCACGGCGATTGATTCGCTTGCGTTTGCCAGCGCGGAAGGTTCGCCTGACGATCTTGTCACGCTGATCGTCGATCACCGCGAGGTCTGGCTGTTCGGCGTCAATACTGTCGAGGTATGGTATAACGCCGGCACGCCGGATTTTCCGCTTGCGCGTATTCAAGGCGCGTTTAACGAAATCGGTTGTCTTGCCGCCTATTCAGTCGCCAAACTTGACAATGGCCTATTCTGGCTTGGCCGTGACGCACGCGGTAACGGCGTCGTTTATCGGTCTAAAGGCTATTCCGGTGAGCGCGTTTCGACGCACGCTGTCGAGTGGCAGATCCAGCAATACACCGATCTTTCTGACGCTGTGGCCTATACCTATCAGCAAGACGGCCATAGCTTCTATGTGCTGAATTTCCCAACCGCCAATACGACGTGGGTTTACGACGTGGCGACGGGGCTTTGGCACGAGCGCGCTGGCTGGGAAAATAACCAGTTCACGCGTCATCGCGGCAACTGCCAAATGAACTTTAGCAGCGAAATCGTCATCGGCGATTACGTTAGCGGGTTTCTTTTCGCTTATGATCCGACCGTCTACACGGAAGCCGGCACCGTTCAAAAATGGCTGCGGTCATGGCGCGCGTTGCCGACCGGCGAAAACAATCTGAAGCGCACGACGCAGCACAGCTTGCAACTTGATTGCGAAACGGGCGTCGGTCTTAACAGTAATGACTACGGCTTGCTCGGCACGACGTATCTTATTACGGAAGATTTTAAGAATATCATAACCGAAGACGGCGACTTTCTTGTGTCGTCGCTCAACCTCCCGGCTCCTGGTATCGTTCCGCAGGTCATGCTGCGCTGGTCAGACGACGGCGGCCATACATGGTCGAACGAGCATTGGAAATCTATGGGCCGTATTGGCCAGTTCGGCTACCGCACGATCTGGCGGCGTCTCGGCATGACGCTCAAAATCCGCGACCGCGTTTATGAGATCTCCGGCACAGATCCGGTGAAGATCGCCATTATGGGCGCAGAACTCATAATGAGCCCGACAAATGCCTAATCTTCCCAACAACACGCTCGTGCCCGCCGCACGCGTTCCAATCTGGGATAAGGTGACGAACTTTGTCACCCGCGAATGGTATCGCTGGTTCTATAACACTTACATCGCCGTCGAAGCTGGCCGGCGTTACGGCTCGTTCTACAGCACAACGACGTTTACGCCGGCGGTAATCAATACGGCATACGCGATTACGTTCAACAATACCTATGAACGCGCTGACGGGTCTGAGTTGGTTTACGGGGTTTATGTTGGCCCTGTCACGTCGCAGATATTCGTAGATAATACGGCGACGTATAATTTCCAGTTTTCGGCGCAGTTGAAAGAAACCGGCGGCGGCACGAAACAGATTTATATCTGGCCGCGCATAAATGGCGTTGATGTAGCCGATTCTGCCACTAACGTGACGCTTGCCAATGGCTTGAATGCTGCGGCTGTCGCGGCGTGGAATTTCGTGCTAAACCTTCAGGCTGGCGATTATTTTGAACTGATCTATTCGGCCAGTAGCACAAACGTGTCGATTCCGTATGTGGCGGCGTCTAGCCCGGTTCCGGCAATTCCTTCGGTCATCCTGACCGTAACCAGTTGTGTAGGTGGATAATGGCAGTTGTAACTCCTACCCCAAAAGCCCAATTCTTTTACGCGGACGGCACGCCGCTAGTTGGCGGTAAGGTCTATACCTACTCAGCCGGCACGACCACGCCGCAAGTGTCCTATACGGATTACACCGGCCTGACGCCCAACGAAAACCCGGTCATTCTGGATTCGCGCGGCGAAGCTAATATTTGGCTGGGCGAACTGTCCTATAAGTTCCGCTTGACCGATGAAAACGACGTAGAGATCTGGACGGTTGATTACGTCACGGCCCCGCTCACCTCCGTGTCGCCAGTTCTGTCCGGCAACGTCACAATCTCGACGGACTCGATTGGCCCGGCGCTGAAGGTTACGCAGATTGGCACAGGCAACGCGATTGTTGTGCAGGACGAAACCGATCCTGATACGACGCCGTTTGTCGTCACCAACACCGGATCGGTCGGTATCGGCACGACGGTGCCGGCGACTAAACTGGCCGTCAACGGCACGATCAGCACGGACACGATTGCTGAATATACGTCTGCCGCCGGGGTCACCATTGACGGCGTTGTCGTCAAAGATAGCGCTATTGCGGGCGATTATCTGCGCATCGCGGCTAAAACCGTGCAGGCTACGACGACCGGCACATCAGTAACTTTTAACAGCATACCGAATTGGGTGCGCCGCGTTACGGTCATGTTCAATGGCGTTTCGACGGATAACACGTCGCCGCTGTTGGTCAAGCTGGGCACGGGCGGCGGCATCGCCAGCACGGGCTACGCCTCGACGGGCGCGCGCTTAGCAGCCGCCGGCACGACGGTTGATAGTTCGACGGCTGGGTTCCTTATCAATAGCACGTCCGCCGCCGACGCTGTGTCTGGCACGCTTGTAATCAGCGCGGTCGACCCTGCTAACTACATTTACGCGGCCGATCATACGGTCAAAGACGGAACAACGGCGGTGATGACCGGCGCGGGTAACGTGACGCTTGGCAACCTCATGACGCAGCTTTCAATCACCACTGTGACCGGCACGTCTAACTTTGACGCCGGCTCTATCAATGTGCTGTATGAATGACAACGGATATTGTAGACGATAGGGATAGGGCGTTAGAGATCGGTTACAGAGCGACCGATTGGCCCGACCCTATTGATTACGCTGAATATCTAGGCATTGCCGCAAGTTGGCAGGTCGAATTAGTTGTCAGAGACGGCGAGCCCATCGGGGCGGTATTTAGGAAGGACGGCGAAACGCATGTGTCGATCCTTCCAGAGTGGCGGCGCAAATGGCTGTCGCCGGGTTTGTTAAAAAAACTTCTGGCCGGCACTCGGCTTACAAGTGTCGAAAAAGGCCATGAGTTCATGTATGGTATATTGGAAAGACTCGGCTTCCAACGGCAACCCGATGGAACGCTAACCAGAGAGATCTAAAATGGGCTTCAGTTCCAGCTCACAAGCGCAGCAGCAGGCCACGCAACAGGCTATGATGATTCAGGCCATTGCGGCTCAGCAGCAGGCCGACGCCCAGCGCGCGGCTGAAGCTAGGGCGCGCGAAGACGCGGTAAAAGCCCAGCAACAGGCGCAGGCTGCGCTTCAACAGGGGCAGGCGCAAGCCGTCGAGGCCCAGCGTCAACAAGCGCTTCTTGGTGGCACGGCGTCGCTGCTAGAAGGCCGCGCGCGAAGCGAAACGGCGCTGCTTGGCGGACGCCAGTTAGCCGAAGAAGCCACAGACATCGGCGCGGCGCGAAGCGCGGCGGCGCTGCGCGAATCTGACGTTCGCCGTGAGGCCGTGCTGCGGCAGGCGGAAGCCCAGAGGGCAGCGCAGTTACAGGAGGCCCGCGCACTGGGCCTAGGCTCTATTCGTGAGGGCATGGGTCAGGGCGCGAACGCGTTGCAACAGTCGCTGGCGCAGGGGCTTGCCAGCTACGGTCGCGGCATGGAGCGCGGCGCGGGCGCTATCCAGACTGGCATGGGACAGGGCGCGGGCGCGGTAAATGCTGCGCGGGCAGCGGCGTTAGCCGACTTTGATAGAGGTCTTGCGCAGGGCACAGGGGCTATTCAGACTGGCATGGCGCAAGGCGCAGGCGCGCTTCAGGCGGGGCAGGCCGGTGCTCTTGGCTCTTTAGGTGACTACTATACTAGAGGCGTTGGGTTTCAACAGCCTTATATGGCGGCTGGCGCAGACGCGACTAATCGTCTTGCGGCGCTTTACGGCGCGGGCGGCGAATACACGCGAGATCCAACATTAGCGCAGCTTCAAATGGATCCTGGCTATGCGTTCCGCACGGCGGAAGGCATGAGAGCATTGCAGTCGACGCTCGGCGCGGGTGGTATGCGTCAGTCGGGCGCGGCCATAAGGGCCGGCCAGCGTTACGGGCAGGAAGCGGCCAGCCAAGAATACCAGAACGCCTATAATCGTTTCATGGCCAATCGTCAGGCCGTGACGCAGGGTCTTCAAGGTCTGTCGTCAGGCGGTCTATCAGCATCCGGCGTCGCGTCGGGGCTGGCGGGTCAAACGGGCGCTAATATGGGTCAAGTCTATACCGGCACGGCCGGTAATTTGGCTAACCTATACGGCGCGGGCGCTACAAGGCTTGCGGATCTTTACGGCCAAGCCGCTGCGGGGCGCGCTGGGACTGAAAGTCAAGCCGGACAGACTCTTGCCAGCCTTTACGGCACGGGTGCGGGTAATCTTGCGACGCTGTATGGCCAGACGGCCGCAGGTGAAGCCGGGCTTCAGGGTCAGACGGGCCAGAACCTCGCCAACCTTTACGGCACGGGCGCGGGCAATCTTGCCAATATCTACGGCTCGACCGGCGGCGCGCTGGCCGACGTGGCGGGCCAGACGGGCGCGGCGCTGTCGGACATTTACGGCACGACGGGCACGAACCTCGCCAACATCTACGGCACGCAGGGCACGAACCTCGCCAATCTCTATGGCACGACGGGCTCTAACCTCGCCAACCTGTATGGCGGCACGGGCGCGAACTTGGCCAACCTTCAACAAGGCGTGGGCGGCTCTCTGGCCAATATCTACACGGGCACGGGCACCAACCTCGCCAACGCCGCGTTGACAACCGGCCAGCAACTTGGCGCTAACGCCATGACGCTCGGCCAGAACCTGTCTGGTATTCAGGGCGGTCTGGGTCAGGCGCTGGGTCAAGGTTACGCCAACATCGGCACGATCCAAGCGCAGCAGGCGATGGCTCCCATTAACATGATGGCGTCGCTTGGCGGCCAAGCCATGCAGGCCGCCGCAATGGCGTATGGCGGCGGCCTAGGCGGTGCGGCAGCAGCAGCTAAACCTTTTGGGTATTATGGCCCGCAACCGGCGCGTTGAGGTTAATTATGGCCGTTCAATATTCTCCGCTTCCTGAGTTTCAGATGCCTAATGTGAACCTGCTCGGCGCGTATGCGCAGGGGCAAGCATTGCAGCAGAACGCGCTTCAGCAGCAGCGTCTTCAGCAGCAGATGGATCTGGCTGAACGCGCGGCCGGCTATACGGCCAACCGTGATCTGCGAGAAGCTGAAAAATTGCAGACTGAGGAACGGGCCAAAGCGTTTGAACTGGCGTCGAAGAAGTATGACATGCTGGTCGGCATGTCGCCGCGCTTGACGCCGCAGAACTACAAGGCTTGGTATAAGGAAGTGACGACGGCGTTTCCGCCGGCAGCCAGCGTTCTTAATCCTGAATATGACCCTGAGCAGGTCAAGCTGATTCCGTTGCAGGCGGCCGACATGAAGCCGCAGCTTATTCAGCAAACGATTGGCGGCAAGACGCGCTTGTTGCGTGCCGGGCCTATGGGCGGCGGTGAAGTTGTGCCCGGTTCGGAAATGTCGACGGAAGAGTTCGTGCCTATTAAGGGCGCGGGCGACGCAATCGTTGGCTATCAGTCTAAGTATGGCCGTCAGGTTCTGTCGCCGGAAGAGTTTCAAAATAGCGGCGACTATATGGGTTACATGGCCAGCCGCGAAGGCACGGGCAAAAACCCGCGCTCGTCGGCGCAAGGGCCGGGGCAGTTTGTCGACAGCACGTTTGTTGACACTTACCGCAAGGTGTTCCCGCAGCGCGCGCAGAGTATGTCGCGCGATCAGATCTTGGCGCAGCGCGGCACAATGGTCGACGGCGTGCCAGTCGAAGCGCCGATGCTTGAGGCGTTCACGGCTGGTAATCAGCAACGGCTGAAGGACGCCGGCTTTGCGCCGACTAAGGGCAATACCTATCTGGCGCATTTCCTTGGCGCAGACGGCGCGCTTGACGTACTGGGCGCGTCGCCGGACACGCCCGTGTCGGAATTGTTGTCGCCTAAAGCCATCAAGGCCAACCCGGAAGTTTTTGCCAAAGCCAAAACGGCCGGCGATCTTATCAAGTGGGCCGGCGGCGGCGACAACATGCCGACCAAAATGGAACCGCTTGGCACCGCTAAGCGTCAGGCGCAGGACGCAGCGCTCAACATCATCGCTGATCTCGACATCAGCCCGACCGGCGAAGACCGCGTGTCTAAACTGATCTCCGGCTCAACCGGCGGCGCGATCCCGACCGCGCTATCGGAAATTCCGCGCGCGATCGGCGCTACCACGTCAGGCCGCAAAGCTATTGCGGAACTAGAAACGATTGCCAACGAATACAGCCTAGAAAAACTAGGCGGTAAGTTGGGTGGTCAGATCTCCGACAAGGACGTTCAATTCATTTCAAAGACGATGGGTGACATCGCCAATCCGATGATTCCTGCGGAAGAACGTCTTGCGGCGTGGAATCAGGTCAAGCGTCGACTTGCCAGCTATGCTAATCTCCAAGCGCCGAAACTTAGCGCCGCGCCGCGCGGTCAGGCCGGTGAGACTGAGAAGCCGGCTGAGCGGTCGATCAAACGGCGCGGTATGTATAAAGGTCGCCCCGTGGTCGAATATAGCGACGGAACTGTAGACTATGCCGATTAAGCGCGACGAGATTCAATGGGATCCTATCGACGTTTCTCAGGTTCAATGGGAGGGCGGCGACAGCGGCAAGTTCCGTTTTGCGTCGCCTGAGACTGAAAAAGCCGGGCTTGGTCTTATCGAGCAGGCGACCGAAGCGGCGGTTAAGTATCTCGGTGAACCCGCCGAAGCCGCTGCGGCTAAATATGCACCTACGGCCTATGCAAACCGTGTTCTCGGCAACGTGCCGCAGGACGTTATGGGTATTTCGCAAGGCTTCACGCCTGAAGCGATGGGCGCGCTTGGCAGCGCGATGTATAATCAGCCGCTGCAAACGACGGCCGACATCGGCAGCGCCGCGCTTCAGGGCGTCGGCGGTTTCCTCGCCGATCCGCTTGGCACGTTCGAGCGCGCGCCTATCTCGACAGCTATGGGCTTACAGGCGGCGCAACTGGCGCGTATGCCTGGGCGCGCGGCGGCTAATATGGCCGCCGAAGCCATCTACCCTAAAGTGCGGTCGGGTCTAGCCCCGCAAAATCGCATGTTAATGGACGTGTTTGGCAAGCCGGAAATTCAGGCGGCGCTTCAGGAAGCCCCTCCCGGCATGACGGTGCCACAAGCGCTGGCCGATATTAACGCGCCGCGAGCGCAGGCTGTCGCGCGTCAGGCTATGGCGTTGACGCCGGACGAAACGCTGGCTGCGCAACAAGCGCAGGGTCAGGCGCGCATGGAAGCGCTTAGTCGTATCGCTCGCACGCCGCAGGAACTGGCAGCGGCCGAAGAAGCGCGCGGCGCAGCCGCCAAGACCGGGTATGAAAAAGCATTCCGGTCAGAACAGCCGCCGATTTCGCCGGAATTGCTCAATCGACCGTCTATGCAGGTGGCGGTTCGCGAGGCCAAGAACATTGCCGCGGAAACCGGCGAGACGGCGACGCCCATGAGCGCGCTGCATAACGTCAAGCTGGCGCTCGACAAAATCGTCAGCAAGCCGGAGGACTACGGACTGGGCGGCGCGCAGAAAGCGGCCATCGCCAAGACGCGCCAGCAATTTATCGACGAACTGTCCATGAACCTTGATTACGCCCGCGCCCGCGCTGATTTCGCTGCGCAAAGCGTGCCAATCAATAAAATGCAGGTGGCGCAGGAAATTTTGAAGTCCGCAACGGAACCGTTGACGGAAGGCGCGACGCGCGCCGGCGTGTTTGCGCGCGCGGTCGAAGAAGCGCCGAAAACGATCAAAAAAGCGACCGGCCAGCAATTCTTCACCAAGTTGGAAGACGTGCTGTCGCCGGAAGAAATGGAAGTCGTCAACAGCGTGCGCGACGAATTCCGCCGCACAAAGTTGGCCGACGAGCAAGCTAAACTAGGCGCAAAAGCGTCGCCGGAGGTCGAAGAACTGGCGTCTGCCAGAGTTGCGCCGGCCATGAATATCCCGTTTCTTAACCGAACATGGACGATTGCAAACACACTTATCAAGCGTTCGCTCGGCCGCATCGACGAGAAGCTGGCGACTGAGATCGGCATGATGATGCAAGATCCGGCCGAACTTAATCGCGCCATCGCCGCCGCTCGCAAATACGAACGTGAGACTAAGCAGGGCGTCGAAAAATTAAAAGCGCGGCGTCAACGGGTCACGCAGGTAACGCCAAAGAAAGTTATCTCTGGCGCTGTCTCTGTTCAAAACGCAATGTCTCCTGAAAACCGCAACGCAATGGCGAGATGATTATGGTCGAATATCAGGTTCTCTTTGACGTAGCCATTGGCGTGATCGGCGTGCTGGGCGGCTGGACGCTCAACACCGTCTGGGCGGCCGTGAAGGATCTTCAGCAGGCCGACAAGGAACTGGCGGAAAAGGTTGGCCAGATTGAAGTTCTAGTCGCCGGGCGCTATGTGACCCGCGAGGACTTTAATCAGGTGCTGAATCAGGTGTTTGAAAGACTTGACCGCATCCGTGACTTGGTGAGCCAACGATGAAAGAGAATTACGACGCCGCACTAAAGGCGACGCTGCGCTACGAAGGCGGCAAGGTCGACGATCCGCGTGATCCTGGCGGCCGGACTGCCTACGGCGTCACGCAAAATACCTACAATGCGTGGCGCGCTAAGCACGGTCTGTCGCAGAAAGACGTGTATCAGATCGCCGATTCAGAAGTCGCGGCAATTTACCGTCAGGAATACTGGGACAAGATCCGCGGCGACGATCTGCCAGACGGGCTTGACTTTGCCGTGTTCGACTTTGCCGTCAACAGCGGCGTAAGCCGCGCTTCTAAATATCTTCAGTCT